GAATGAGATGACGACTGATGGTGTCCCCGAAGTGATTCAACAAAGATTACTCCGGTTGCGTGATATGTATAATTTTTGGTTGCAGTTCCCCCGCAAAAAGGATTTGGAGATTGTCAGTGAGCTGGAACTACGCTACAAGGTCAGCAAGTCCACCGCCTATGAAGATATCCGGATTATCAAACGTCTCTTGGGTGATCTTGCCAAGACGACAAAGGATTATCACCGCTACAAGTTCTGCCAGATGATTGATGAGACTTTTGATATGGCCAAGCGAACAAAAGATGCCCGTGCGATGGGAGCCGCTGCCAACTATTACGGCAAGTACACACAACTCGATAAAGAGGATATCCTGGATAAAGGTTATGATAAGATTGTAGTCCAGCCTTTCGAGCCGACCGATGACCCCAGCGTGTTAGGCATCAAAGCGATTCCTAATGTCCGTGAGAAAATCAAATCCAAGATTCAGCAGTATTGGTCTGAAGATATTGAGGATGTTGAGTTTGAAGAGGTCGAGTTCAATGAAGATGAAATCTTTAACACTAAACCGAAGAGCGATGAAACAGTACTTTAATGACCCGCAACAAGAAGTGATGTATACGGGCGCTAAGGACAGCGTAATTGTTGGTGGTCGTGGTATTGGCAAGGGGTTGATTCATGCTGCCTGGAATCTCCGGAACTTTCAGCGTATGCCCGGTTCTATTACCGGATTTGTCGGAGCTAACTGCAAACGTGTTCTTACCAATACGCTTCCATCAATGCTCATTCATTGGGAGAATTGGGGGTACAAACGTGACTTGCATTGGTGTGTCGGCAAGAAGCCTCCTAAATCGTGGGGGTGGGGAGAGCCAATTTTCGAGCCGGATAACTGGGAGAATATCATCTCTATGTATAATGGCTCGATTGGCTACATCATCTCCCAGGACCGGAGCGGTACTTCCAACTCGCATTCGTATGATGCGTTGGATATTGATGAAGCAAAGTTTATTGACTTCGAACAGCTAAAGGATGAAACGCTCCCGGCTAATCGTGGTAACAAACAGTATTTCGGACAGCACTTCTTCCATCACTCCAAGCTGATCACATCCGATATGCCGGTGACAAAAAAAGGTTCTTGGTTCCTGGACTACGAAAAGAAGTGTGACCCGGAACTGATTGAAGTTATCCAGGGCACAATCTTTGAAATCTGGAAAACAAAGAATAAGGTTAAAGAAATGGTGGCAGCCGGCAAGACCGTGCCTGCGTATCTGCGTTCCTATCTTCGCACTTTGAATCGTGACCTCTGTCGGCTACGCTCTGTCGCTGTAATGTACAAAGAATACTCAAGCATCTGGAACATGCAGGTGCTTGGCGAAAAGTGGGTGAATGATATGAAGCGTGACCTGCCGCCTCTTACTTTCCTTACCTCTATCCTGTGCAAGCGGATAGGTATCACACGTGATGGATTCTATTCTTCCATGCGCCAACACCATAAGTATGCAGCATCTAACTTTTCCTATCTGGATAGTCTTGAGTATAAGTTTGACAAGCTGCAAGAACCCACCTCCTTAGCTGATGCCGACGTTGAATCCGGTGAGCCTATCTGCATTGCATTTGACTACAATGCAAATATCAACTGGCTGGTAGCCGGCCAACCTCAAGGCAATAAGCTAAGGGTCCTCAAGTCTTTCTTCGTGAAGTATGAGCGTAAGCTTCCGGAACTGATTGATGACTTCTGCAAGTACTATCGCCATCACAAGCGTAAGAAGGTTGTGTTCTATTACGATAGCACTGCTTTGGGTAGTAACTATGCAGTTAATGACCAGGACTTCCGGTGGGTGATTATTCATGAGTTCAAGAAGCGGGGTTGGGATGTGCAGGAGGTGTATATCGGTAAGCCTATGAATCACATTGAAAAGCATCTTCTTATCAATCGTATGTTTGCTGGGCGTGCTACTTTAATTCCTATGTTCAATGAGCAGAACAATGAGGACCTGTTGCTGTCTATTCAGACTGCGGGCGTGTACAATGGTGGTAAGGATAAGCGGGGCGAGAAGCTGGCAGAGACAGAAGATGATAAGCTGGAGGGGCGCACGGATGGTTCTGATGCATTCGATACCTTAGCTATTGGTTGCGAGAAGTTCCTGCGGCAGCACTTCAATCTATTCGTTACTTCTTCTATGTAGTTTCTTTGGTAATTACCTTTTCTCTTTGCCGTCATCCGTGAATAGCGGGTGTCGGCTTTATTTTTTCGCACGATTGCCGCGTACCGCCCGAGAAAGTAAGGATTTGTTACATATTCCGCTGAAAAAGAGAGCGGTAATGAGATTTTTGCATAGCGCGGTGGGGGGTAGGCTTCGCCAGTTCCGCACGAAAGTGCGGGCTGCGCTGTGTTAGTGTGTTGTGTGTCAGATTCTTAACTTTTTGAGGGCTGGAAAAATGAAATTTTGTGCTGCAATTTTAGGGCATTTTTATCGGTAATTGCTTATTTTATAGCAATTTACGTTTGTTATTATTAACGTCTGTTTATGGTATGAAAGTTTTTTGATTTCTGCGCTTGCTTCTGTTGGACGTTATTTCTCAAAGGTACTTTTTTCCTACGAAAGTTTTTTTTCTTCCTGTTGGGTAATGTAAGAGTTATTTCTGTTTGTTTTTATTTTGTATGTATTTGTATAGTGTTTGTAATCAGGTATTTATGTTTTATTTTTCAACGAAAAATAGCTATATTTGTATATAGAAAATATGATAAATAAGATAATAAAAACAATCAAAATTAAGCAGCTATGACAGTAGAAAGCAACGTCCCAAAATCATGGAAAAGCCAATGGGCAAAGTTTATGTTTTCATTCTTCGATTATTTACCCACTAAATACGAAGCAAACAAACGAGAATGGGCAATTAGAAAGATGATATGGGATTTTAAAGACGGCAAGCGTAGTGAATCAGTGGCGGAACTCATTGCAAAAAAGATGAGGGAGCAATTTGGTTCGCACTGTGAAGATGTGACATTGGCGTGTATTCCTGCCAGTTCCTCGGATAAAAATTCACTTCGCTACAAATCTTTCACGGAAGAGGTTGCACGCCTTACAGGATGTAAAAATGCGTATCCGGCTATTACGATAGAGGGGGGAAGATTGGCGATACATGAATCTAAAGGCAGTAAGACGGTGCAGGATGCGGAAATTATCATTTTTGATAAGCAATTTTTTAAAGGAAAGAGGATACTTATTTTTGATGACATTCTCACACAGGGTACAAGCTACGCACGTTTTGCGTGTGCTTTGGAAAATCTTGGTGCAATAGTTTTAGGAGGATATTTTTTAGGTAAAACAATTTTAAAATAAAATGATTATGGAAACTTTATTTGACAATGATTGCAGGTATATGAGTGATAGTGAATTGATGTATGAATTATCCAATAGCCGCCAGTTAGTGAGTAACTTTGAGAAAGACATTGATACTATGAATTTGGATGATTTGTTTGCATCTTTGACACCTGGACGAAAGAAAGTTGCTATTGCAGCGGTCGAAATGTATAAGAGGCAGCAATCTACGCAAGCAGAGCGTAGAACAATAAGTATGAGCAAAGATATTTTTGACCTTATGCAACCATTGATAGGGCAAATTCAGAACGAAGAATTTTGGGTGATAGCGATAAATAACGCATCGAAAGTGATAAAGAAAGTGCGTTTGTCTGTTGGCGGTCTTGATTTTGCCCCCGTGGATATTCGTTTGTTGATACGGGTATTGATTGAGTCGGGTGCTACTCGTTTTGCTGTAGTACATAACCATCCGAGTGGAAATAATCGTCCCAGTATGCAGGATAAGAATTTAACGGAAGAAATAAGGAAAGCGGGAAACGTTTTGAATCTCAATTTAATAGACCATGTAATTATAGCGAATAAAGCGTTTTATAGCTTTTCGGATGAAGGGCTTTTATAGGGGGGAGGGAGGGATGCGGGGCATCCCATCCCGTTTTGCTCGCACACTCGCAAAACGGGATGGGACCCAAAAATAGGTAGATTGATTTTTATTCCGTTCCTTCAACCACGGAGGGGGCGCCTCAAATCGGCGGTTGTTTGACGCAATAGAATTGCGATTCTTAATTAAAGTTAATACCTAGTGCGAATGATGAAAAATAACGTTTTGTTTATTGCGTAATAAACAAAACGTTATTATATTTGCAGTGTGTTACGACACAGAGATGTTTGATAAGGTTGAAGGTCTAAATGACCGTGAGGAAATGCTTGATCATTTAAGATTCCTCATCCGATATGAAAAACAAATTCTAGATGATGGAACTATTTTTTCAGAATCGGAATTCTACGATGAGTTATTCAGTGTAATCGTTATGATTGCTGATGAACTTAGAGAAGAATGAAAGTTTGGGAACCTCATTTGAGGTTCCCTTTCATCAACCTTATCGACATTTCTTTGTTTAATTATAAAAGAAGGATATGGATAAACAGATAGAAGATAAAATCAGAGGCTTGGTTTCTAAATTTTACCTGTTACGGACGAAAGAAGGAAGCGAGGAATTTGATAAGATATGGCAGGAGCTGAATGCGGAAATCCCGCTTGAGGAACGGAGAGAAGCCGGACGTATATTACGTGAGGCAATGCGAGAGGTGCGGGAACGTAGGAAACGAACGGATGTTGATGTTCGTACCGGAATGGGAGACTTATGCGATGTTCTATCATTATCTTATATTGCTCAACACTATTTTCAAAAAGATCGTAGTTGGTTGGCGCAACGTATTAATGGAAATATAGTCAATGGTAAACCTTGTGCTTTTACGGAAAGTGAGTTGGAGATTTTAAAGTTTGCCTTGAATGATATAAAAAATAAATTATCGGAAACCATATTAAACATCAAGTAAAGTAACACATTTGGAGGAATCCCGATATTCCTTCTTTGGCTTCATTGACATGAGGCTATCTCTTTGACAAGTAAAGGGGCTTCCACGGGTTGGAAGCCTTTTTTTATTGCATAAAGATAGGATATAAAGAGTTCTTGATTGATAAGGATAAAAAACTAAAAGATAAAATAAGAAGAGAACTTAATCAGTATCAATGGAATAAGTGGACATTTATGATAGCTGCTTTAACGCTAATTCTAGGACTGTTAACATCTTTGATGTCAAGATGAAGATAAGTACTTGCAATGCAAAAATGATGCAAACTAATATGAAAATGATTTTGGATTGGTATGCACTTTTCTTTTTTATCTCTAGAATATCTCTGTATGTCTCTTCGTCGAATATCATGGCATTTATTTTTCTGCAAAAATAGTGTTTTTCTTTTGCACTTTCAAATATTATCTCCATGTGTTGGAAGTCTTTTTTATATCTTTGCCGAAAAATGTAGAAAGTATTATGAAAAATGTTTTATTTAGTATGTTGCTGTTATGCATCTTATTATGTTCTTGTGGCAAAAGTAATAGCCAATATAATAAGTTACTGACAGAAAAAGAGAATTTAGAAAAGAATAATGCAAAACTTGTTGACTCTTTGAGTATGCTCACAAAAGAACTGAATAGCTATCGGTTTTCTCCATCAAAATTACACGCTAACGCAGAAACATTGTTTGAGGAAGATAACTTGAATGCTTTGGATGATATTCTCGCAAAACTTCAGCAGTATCATCCAGAGTCCAAAGAACTCGGAGAAGTAAAAGTAATGCGTGAACGTTTGTTTACTACTCATCTGAAGAAACAGGCAGAAGAAGAGAAACAAAGGTTGTTGGCTGTTTCGAGATTGCAAAAAAAACAGGAAGAGAAAAAGAAACAGAGAATGTCGATTGTTTCTAAATTGAGAAAAAAACATGATGATGTATCTAATATAACATGGTATTATAATCCATATTTTACCCATTATAACAACACCAATAGAACATCTATTTATATAGGGAAAAAAGATAATGAAATATGGTTGCGCCTTAAAATGTCGTATAATGGCGATAATTGGATTTTCTTTGAGGAAGCTTATTTATCTTATGATGGCAATACAAGGGAAATATCTTTTGATAAATATGAGAATAAAGAATCTGATAATGGAAGCGGCGGTGTTTGGGAATGGATTGATGTACCAGTAGATAATGGCTTATTGTCTTATTTAAAAGACATGGTAAAAGGGAAAACTATTAAAATGAGGTTATCTGGTAAATATACCAAAACAAGGAACCTTTCTCCTGCTGAAGTAAATGGCATCAAAGATATATTGCTGGCATATGATGTGTTAATTAAAGGAGAATGATTTAAAATACAAATAAATTCTCTTTTCTTTTTGCACTTTCAAATTTTATCTCCATATTTGCAGTGCTAAAACAATCATGGTGATTTGTTCACTACGTTAGACGCAGCGGTTAAGTGCTCAACGAACTTCGATGGGCTTTTTTTATGCCCTTATTATTGATATAGGCGGTTGCCTTTCCCACGTGATTTCTGCTCTTCGGAGTGAACTATCATGATTGTTTTAGCGAACTCGGGAAATGGCAACCGTTCTTTTTTAGAAAATTGCCTAAAATGCTAAAACAATCATGATAGTATGAGTAACAAAAACAAACGCGCTGACAGACGCAATGTATCTGTTGAGAAACTGCAAAAGTTTTTTTCTAATTTCATTTTTGAAATTGCTGAAGGTGCTGAATCGCTTCCGGTTCGTAAGGGTAATAATGGTCTCGTGATTTATATTGAGGATCATGGAACATTGAACTTTACTTTTAACGAGAAAGGAGGTCAAAAATGAGATTCTTTGTACAGCATTTGAGCACCTATGCTCCGAAAAATCGGGCATGGAAGAAATTCATTGATTACGTTGTGAAATTTGAAAGAGTGCTCATCCCTGATGAAATATCACGGGATGCACTTGTAGAAGAGCTTCGTTTAAAAACAGAAGAAATCAATGCGCAGCATCCGAAACTGAAACCAATCCGTTTCAGTGCCGGGAACTTGGATGGTACTAGCTTTCGTGTTAGTGCTTCAGTAGATAAATGTGGATGTCCGGACACGGTATTTTCTTTGGATATTGTGAGAGTACGTTCTATCTACCAATATAGCGAGAGTATGAAAGGAGTAATAAAATGAGAACCCCGGCATTTCGTGTGGAAAAGGTTGTCTGTTATACAGGTGACAGACGTGAATTTGAGGACTTTACTGTCCTTAAGGTAGGACAAGGCTCTTTCTGCGCCTCGCGTGAGGAACTGGAAGAGTTGCAAAGCTTGATTGCAATGGCTTTAAGAGACAGAAAGGAGGTGGAGCATGAAGAAGAATAACCAGGAGCGGGTGAGCGTTGAAGAAGATGTACTGCTTCAGTATTTAATGTCCTTTCTTCCTGCCGATGGCAATGAAGATAACATAATACTTAAATCTACTCAAGCCATTCAAGATGATTTGGCGGATATGGTGGAAATCAGTTTAAACCAAATATCATCCGTGATGCGTGATACGGGATATAAGGTCAAAGTAGACGAAGATTTATTGCCTAAATGGATGATGCTCCGTAAATAGAATATTTCTACATTTTTTTTGGTTAGATAGGTAAGAGGTGTAACGTCGTGAGACGCTGCGCCTCTGTCTTTTTATGCTTCAGGTCCTAGCGATATTTTTGAAATCAAAAAAGGATTATGACTATTGCATGGCCCAAAATAGTAGTGACACAGGATATACCGGATTTTTTCTATTCTTATGAAATGTATGATCTGGTATATTCTGTAACCTTATCTATCAATCCGACTTCTACGGCTGTAATAAGCTATCTGGATACGAATGGTGATAAAGTGGAAGTGTACAGGCAGGAATTCACTCTACATCCGGCAAAGATTGAAGATGTAGGGCGTATTCTTGAACCTTATGTGAAATCGGGAAAACGTGAATTTACGTTATATATTACATCTACAAACACCGGAGGTTTTACTAAAGTATTTAATGTAGATTACGTTACCCCTGCTCTTGTAATAAAGGAAAGAATAAAAGATTTTTCCTTCTCATCCGCTTTAAATCGTATTTCTTTTTCTATGGTTGGGACAAGAGTTGGGTATTCTGCAAAATTTGAGCTAAGGCACGGGGTTGATACTATATTATCCGAAAACTATCTTCCCGATGCGAATAATGAGATAGTAATCCATGAACTATCTTCATTAATAGAGCCTTATTTACAGGATAAACTAATTTCCAATTTTGAAATAAATATAACAGCTACTTCAGATACTAATAGTTTTCTGGATCAATCGAAAATGTCTTTCACAGCTTTGTATTGTAAAGCAGACGTGGATATCTCTGCAAGTGATTTTATCAATCGTTTCTTCCTCTCGACGCTGATGGGTGACAAGGTTACTGCTTTAGGACAAAAAGAATATCTCCATTTTGCGACTATTGATGGAGATTTCGTATCCGGAGATGATAGGATACAATACAAGATATATGCTGAATATGTGGATAATGAGATAAAGCGTACATCCCATATTTTTGAACAGGATATAATGCTAAATGATACTAATCTCCAAATCGTAACTCTTGATGTATCTCCTCACAATTTCGTTCAAAAAGGGCTGACGCTTGTAGCCTATAAGGTTGAAGTGGGCAATAGGATACAAACATTTTGTATCAACAATCGCTACGATTCAGAACCGGATATCGCTTTTAAAAATTCGTTTGGTCTGCTCGAAACGCTTTATTTCACAGGGACCAAAGAGGATGCTCCGGAAATGTCCAGGAGTGCAGCCTATGTCGATGGGGAATATCGCAACTACTATATAGAAGAAAATAGGGTAGTGAAGGCCAATACCGGAGTGATTTCGGAAACGATGGTATGTCTAGTTGATGAACTGGCACGATCTACCGAGGCCTATTTGATCGAGAAAGGTGAGATAGGTCGTCAAATTACCATCACTGATTCAGAATTAAAACGTACCAATGACCTGGATTCACTTTACAGCTTCCAGATAACATATCGTTTGGCCAAACGAAATCAGAATATTCTGAAAGTGATTCGTCCGGCAAAAACATTTGATTCAACCTTTGATAAAACTTTTGAGTAATATGATAAGAGCAATTCATAGAAACGATGCCATGCGGCTGCTTGAGTCCGGGCAGCCTTGTAATATCCGGGTGTGGAAACTTAGCACCGGTGATATCATTGAGTATAAGGGAGTCCGTTGCATTGGTTCCCATTGGCGTGGAGGTACACACCGGATTATTCTTCCCAATTCAAAGCTGATAAGAGAATTCAGGGACATTACCATGTTTGAAATCAATTCAATGACAATATACTTATGATGAATGTAAATGAGGCAGATTATATGCCGGGTGAAATTTTTACGATACCTGGATCGAACGTACAGGCGTCGATGGAGACAGTAACGGATAGTGCGGATATCTTCGATGAAGATGGCGAGAATGTGAATGTTATACCGGTGGTAGGACCCCGCAAATACAAATACGTATCTTTTGGTCCGGATGATAAATTGCCCTTTGAGATTATCAAGTTGATAGGGGTTGATGAAGTCATGAGCCAAAACAAATTGTTCAATGTGCTCACTTGCTACGGAGCAGGGCAGAAGTATATGGATATCGAGACGGAGAAGCCGACCACTGACAAAGATATAAAGAAATGGTTGCTGCATAATAACCTTCCTTCCTTTATGCTTGAGCAATCTACGGATATGAAATACTTCTTTTTTTGTGTCTCAGTTATCATCCTTAATAAAAAAGGGGATAAGATAGTCAAACTAAGGCACAAAGAAGCCTGCTACTGCCGCTTTGAAAAGGCCGACGACAAAGGACGGATACGCCATGTCTTTTATGCCAATTTCCGGAAATCGGCACTTCAAGAAAAGGATATGGAGTGCATCCAGCTTCTTGACGAAAAAGACCCGTTGGGTGATTTGGAAGTCCAGATGGGACGTGAGCCGGGGCGGGATGGTCGCAAGAGAGTCCGGACCAATCAGCGCAAGTTCGCAATTCTGGTTCGATTCCCGACGCCGGGATTTCAGTATTATCCTATTCCATATTATACGGCTATCTTTCGCGGTGATTGGTTCGATATTAAGCGGCTTATCGGCAAGGGCAAAAAAGCGAAACTGAAGAATCATGCTTCGGTCAAATATCAGGTTGAAGTTCATAAAGACTATTGGATGAACATCTGCGAAGAAGAGGACCTGACCGATCCGGTCAAGCAACTTGAGCGAATCAAAAAGGAGAAAGAGAACATCAAGAATTTCGTCTCCGGAATCGAGAACTCCGGCAAAGTCTGGATAACGGGTTACTATCTGGACCCGAACGGTAAAGAAACCCGCATGGTTCGGATTAACCTCATTGATACCGGCAAAGAGGGCGGCGACTGGTCAGAAGATATTCAAGAGGCTTCCAATATCACTTGTTACGGTGATAACATCCATCCGAATCTGGTAGGAGCGACGCCCGGAAAATCTCAATCCAACAACTCCGGTTCCGATAAGCGCGAGCTCTTTACGCTCAAGCAATCCCTTGAGATTGCATTTCATGACTTGATGTATGCACCTCATAATGTCGTGATACATTATAATGGGTGGGGAGATAAGGTTTATCCGGATGTTCCGATGATTCTTCTTACCACATTGGATCAGAACACCGATGCAAAAGAAAAGAGTGCTAACATTTCTAATAAAGACAAAGATGATCAAGATTGATAAAGACAAGTTTGAAAAAATAGTGTTGGCCGGTACAAATTCCACGGCTGACGTATTCGATTCCTTACAAGATGCATTAGCGATATCGACGCAAAGCCTGCAATATACCGTTTTCAGGGGGATGGATATCAATTCTCTTCCGGACGGGTTAACGCTCGATGCCGAACGTTTCATTTGTATGAATACATTTTATAACGCTATTCCCCAGCTAGATTTGGTTCTGACATCCACAGGGTTTGGAGTGGTCAACAATCAAAATGTCTCTCCGGCCTCGCGAGATCGTGTCGAAGCTCTCCGGAAGCTGGTTCAACAATGTGCCGATGATGCATTAGACCGGATTATCTCTTCGCTCATCGGTAATAAGGATTGGATGGATTCGGCTTCCGCCCGGCTTACTGTGGACTCATTGTTTTACACCGCCCACCAGCTACGGGATTATGCTGGCAAACCGGATGCACATCGCTCCGACCTGTATGCTCTTCGGCCTGTTATCTTAGAAGCTGAAGAACTTATCGCCCGAACAATTTCTGCGGAGTTCCTTGTATATCTGATTTCACAAATACGGAGAAACCTTCTGTCTGATTACGAAACCCTTTTAATTTGGACGCTCCGCAAAGCGATCGGATTTTATATCAATAAGCAGCTTCCGGCATTTAAAAAAGAATTGGCGAATGCTTCTAATCTGCTGGAGAATGACATTGATAAATTCCCCGTCTACCGGAACAGTGAGGCTTATAAAGTGAAACACTTTGAATATTACAAAAATGAGAAAGACGACTCCTGCTACTTTTTCGGGTAATGTGCTTAATTTCTCCCTGCCGGACGCCTGGACGAAATTGAGCCAGGAACAATTAAGATATGTGTGTTATGTGATGGTCAATTTTGAAATGACTGTTGCAAAGACATACATATTTATTCGCTTATTGGATATCTGGGTAATACGCAAGACAGAACAGGGGTGGGTGTGCTCGGTCAAGGTGTCCGGCAAAAAGATACGTTTCTTTCTCGAAGATTGGCAAATCAATTCTTTTATACGCGTGCTTGACTTCATAGACAAGCCGTCTCCTTTCCCTGTCTGTATTGCTCGTATCGGCAAATATCAGGCGGTTGATACCCTCTTGCATGGTATTCCGTTTATGACATACATCAATCTTGAGAATCTTTATCAAGGTTACCTCCATACGAACAATTC